TTTCTAAATCAAATCTACTAATTATAACCCAATCAACAATAAATTAATACGTTAAAAATTTGATAAGGTGTTAAAATTTTAACGTTCGTCTTTCATCTGAATTGAAACTATTAACACTTTGTCACCGTTACCGATCACATGGTACACACCGCCTGACTTCGCTATAAATTGGATTTCGCTCCAATGCTCGAACGGTTTAGGGCATTGTCTAGTGTTCCGCCCGACTAAATAACCATCAACATTAAACTTCATGTACGCTGGTATCGCTGGCGCTCCTATTACTATCTGATTAACTTTCTTTGTTTTCATCTTATTTGGTTTTTGTTTTAAAATTCAGATAATCAATAGCATCTTGTTCGCTAAAAAATATTGCAATTATTTCATTTGCGACTTCATCCCAAACTTTAAACTCATTGCCGTGTAATGGTCTTATAATGTAAATCATCTTATTTCGTTTTAAAAGTTTCATTATAGTATATTTCTGCTCTACCCTTATTCGGATCAAAGTTCTGACAATTCATACCATCATAAAAAGCATCCATGATCTGATCCTTAAACATTTCTTCTGCTTGTTCAACTACATTTTTTATTATTGGAGATTCTGAGGTTAAATCAAATTGTTCAACTAACCAACTTACTGCTGTCTGTTTCATCTGATCTGTCTTTTCAATTGTTCGATTTGTGTTAAAAGTTCCTGCTCACGAAAATATGCTAGGGCTTTTTGTTCTTTCAATTCATTCATCCAATGACGTTCCGATATTGCAAAAGAAACGTACGGGATGCGGTTAAACGTGTTTTGAACTTCCAATTCTATTTGTGCCGACACCTCACTAGGTAATTTTATAAATTTGCTCATATACTTGTTTTGTTAATTAAAATAATATAACCCTTACCACGTTTCACACAATCCAATTTGCCACTTCTGCAATAGTTGTAAATTGTCGAAAGCGAATATTTACCGTTTATGTGATTGAAATATTCAGGCGGTGTCATTTCGATTTGATTTTTAATTTCACTTAATACGGCATTCACACCGTTTTTGAAATGCTTTCCAGCTGTTTTGCCGTTGCTGTCTTCGTACTCCTTTATTAAATTTTCGTGCTTCATTATTTAGTTATTAGGTTTTTCTGATTGAAGGACTTTTAAACGTTCCACCAAGCTATCAAGTAATTCGATTTTTGGTATAATGTCCTTAATTTTGTCACCATCCTCATGTTTGATTAGTCCGTCAAGTATTTTGACAATCTCGTCAACTTGTTCGATTTCGTCATCGTAGATTAATTTGCTCATGGCTTAGATTCTATTTGAATGATTAAAGATTGGATATAGTCACGGCAAAGTTTCACACGTTCGATCACTTCATTGATAAATTCCTCATCGTAATTAAACTCAAATTCTTTGATTCGTAAATTACTAGGCAAATGATCGTATGACACAGGCTCGTTGTATTCCAATTCATCAGGAGTATTTTGAAGCGTAAAAACTAGTTTGGCTTTTTTCTTTCCTGTTAAGTGCATATATCCGTTCGCTTGCATCCAATAACCCTTGTCAGGTTCGTTGTCAAACAAAGGAAAGGTAAAACAATCCCAACTAGCTTTCATTTCAATTACTTCATCTGGTAAAAGTAAGTCAGGCGTTCCTGTGAAATAGTCATTTTCAAAATGATCCATGTTCTGCAAAATGAATCCTAAACCTCTCTCGGTTGTGTAGTAATCCGCTGCAGCCGCTTCGACTTCTAAACCCTTTGTAAGGTACTTTGAATTAATTTCTTTTCTTGTACCATAGATTTGTTGTTTTAGCCATTCCTCTAAATAGCTTTTACAAGTTTCTGAAAGTGTTTCAGTTTTTGATCTTGGATTGGTCATTATTTTGCCAATCGCTGAGCATCTAATTTTAAATTCTTTAATTTCCATTTGTCAATAATTTTTCGTCCGCTTCTGAAAGCGTGTATTGTTTTTTAATTTGTTCAATTTTAACAAGTCCTTTACTGATCGAATCTTTTGCACTTGCCCATTTAGGATGAAGCGGTGTTAAGACAAAGCTAGTTTTAACCACTCTCAAAGCATCATGAATCTCACCGAATGCTTTTACCTTTTCGATTGTAATTTCAATCTTTTTACCGATCCAATCTTCAATAAAAGGCGAATCCATAATCTTAGCGGTTGTTTTTAAGTTCGTGCTATTCATAATCATAGGCTTTGAACCCTCAAGCGATACGGCAACGCATTCATCTTTGCCACCTTTACCATCGTGTACCATCTCTTTTTTCACTCCTGTAATGGTGAACGATCTATTTTTAACCGTTCCATTTTCATCAATCAAATCCCATGACCCTAAATAGTCTGGATTCCGTAGCTTTTTAAAATGTGTTTTTGACATAATTTATTTGTTTTCGTTTCTAGTTAATAATGCGTTTAATATAAAATCTCTGTAATCGTTTAGGCTTTCATTCGTTGGTGCAAAAATTTGAACGGTTAATTTCAAATCTCGATCCTCTACATCACAGGCGTAAAACTCATCCGAAAATTCACCATCTTTAACGTGCCATGTTTTTGAGCTGACCCAATTCGGTTTAATATTTTTTAAATCTTCCATAACTTATTTGTTTTCGTTTAACCTCCAAACCCCGCCGAACCACTCTCTTAAAGTGTCGCTGCGGGGCGTGGATTTGGTAATCTAGTAATTTTAAATTACTTCAAAAGTCCAATTTTCTCTAATTTTAGCGTGAACCGTGCAATCTTTTTTCCAAGAATTACCCGCATTTTCTGCTGCTTCTTTTGTTTGGTAACCTGACTTTCTTAAAGTTTCTATACCGTTTTCTTTTTTAATTAATGTGAAGTTTGTCATAATCTATATTTTTTTTCGTTGTTTAAATTTCTTTCACCAAAGATACTAATTTATTTGCGATTTAATACAATTTGCAACAAAAAAAGATGTTAAAAATTTAACACTTGCTGAAAGTCAATCAGTTAGGTTAGATTTTTTTAACCACTGCTCATAAATTTGTGTTGCAATTTGCGCAGTCATTACTGGAGGTACTGACATTCCAACTAAATAATCCGTTTTGTTCCCTAAAAAATTATAATCTAATGGATAGCTCCCGGCTAGTTTTAATTCAGTATCATTTATGTATGCTCTTTCGTTTTCAATTACATGAGTACAATCACTTTTTATAGTATCAACTACTCGGTCCTTAAAAATTAAACGTGTATTAAAATATTTACGTTTATTAAAATTTACCTCATAGTATTGTGCAAAATCAGCTACACTATTTTTTATACAATATTCGTATGCTTCATGTATTGCCTCGCTTATTGGCTTTCTTGCTTCATTAGTAAATATTTTATAAAATGGAATTTCCGGTTCATTAAAAACCATTTCAATATTTGGAACTTCCGTAAACATATCGGCATTATACAAAAATGGTTCAGCTAAATCTTTTCTCATTGCTATAAAAAATACCCGTTCACGTCTTTGTGGAACTCCCATTTTTGAAGCGTCTAACAACCAGTGTTGACAATAATACCCAGCTAAATCAAACTCACGGTAAATTTGCCTTACGTAACTTTTTGCATCGCCAAGCAATAGACCTTTCACATTTTCAGCAACGACAACTTTTGGTTGTAATTTCTTTGCTAAATCAATGAAATCAAAAAACAAAGTATCTAATACTTGCATGGCTTGACCCTCTCTAAAAACTTTATCTTTGCCCCAATCCTTTTCACGGTTTCCCGCCATAGAAAAGCTACTACAAGGTGGTGAACCATCTAAAATATCCAAATCGTATAATTCGCTTGGTAGATCGTTACGCAATTTAAACGTTTGTATTGGTTCTAAATAAGCGTATTTAGGGTTGTGATTGGTTTTGTATGCTTCGATCATTTTCGGGTCAATTTCATTGCATCCTAAAACGTCAAATCCTGCCAACTTATAACCCATAGTTGAGCCACCACTACAAGCGAAGCAACTAAATACTTTGCCCTTGTCCTTAGTAAAAACCGCATCTTTTAAAGTCCAATTGTATGGAAATCTGTGTTTGTTTTCTGTTTTCATTGAATGCAAAGAAAAATC